AGGAAAATTTCTATTTTAAAAATTTTTTTGTTTCCCCTTTTGGTATATCTACAGTACGAGAAAATACCTAACCTTTGAAAATTGAATATAAAATCTTGCAGACAACATTGGAGAGAAACTTCTGTTCAGCCACAGTCCGAGTGTGATGATAACCGCCGCAGGCAATGGGAGCAGGCCGTCAAACGGGGGCAGGTGAAATTCCTATGGGCATTTTGCCATCTGCAAGAGTGGGAAAGGAATATATGCTTTCAAAGAATTGTAGCAATTCAGGAAACCTTTCTGTAAAATAATATAATATTGCAATCAGGAACATTGACACAGCAAATCCTCTATGATACTCTAAAGGTACAAGTATTGTTGGGTATCGAGGCATTCGCTGAGAGATGTTGTTTAAGGATGATAAGCGTTATTATTTTATGTCTATACGGCATAGGGTAATAGCGCTTTTTTTAATTTTACAGTTTTTTAATCAGGAAGGATTTTAAGCGTGAACAGTTTAAGATGCCTTCCTTTTTTATTTGGGTCAAAAGGCAGATGCCTTTGATAGTAGAAAAAATATTATGTTACAGAAAGGTGGAAAAAGAAATGGAAGAAAGAGTATTTGCGGATGAATTCAGGAAAGGCTTCTGGCAGGAGGAGGATTTTCTTACATTCCTTGAACGGCGAGAGGAAAATTCCGAATGGGGAAAGGTAAGAAGCAATGAAATCAGATTTTATCCTATCGAAGAAGGACATCAGATTTCTGGTATGCTTGAGGAAAAACTGAGAGAAACAGGCAAGGCGAATGTATTTGAGGATACCTTGGAGCATACGCGGTTGATTCTGAAGGTCAAGGAGGACTTGTACCCGGTTCGCAGCTGTGCGATTAAGACAATTCTGGAGCGCGCCAGAATATCCGGCAATGCATTGAATAAGGTGCAGAAAGCGGAGCTGGCACAGATTCTGAATTATTGCATGGGTGTAGCCGGTGGAGATGCACTCCTGCGTTTCTGTGAGGATAAAATTTCCGCTGTGCATGGCGGAGACGCTTCGGATTATGCTGTCTTGGAGACACCGGAGCTGTTCCGCAGAACGGTAGAATATTTACAGGATAATTTCTCGGGATATACCTTTGCAGGGGCATCCTATGACCATTCTATCGCTACAGCCGTATGGTCTTTGGAGAATCAGGATAGCTTGTTGCAGGAGTATCGTGAAAGCTTACAGAAACATGGCTTGCCCAATCAGGAGATTCAGTTGGGGCTTCGGCTGACAACATCCGATACCGGGCAGAGTGGCGCAAATTTGTACCCTATGATTTTTTTCGGCTCTGAAGCGAGAAATATTCCTTTAGGCAGTGCTTTGAAATTGCAGCATAAAAATAAGGCTGACCTTGCAAAATTCGATGAGCAGCTGAATCTACTTTATGCACAGTATAGCAAGGCTTTGGGTAATATGCAGTCCTTAATGGATGTATATGTGCTGCATCCAATCAATGCGATGCTCGGCGTAATGAAACGTGTTGGCGTACCGAAAAGGTATGCAATGGAAGTTTCGGAGGATTTTCGGATTCAGAACGGAAATGCACCATGCAGCGTATATGAGGTATATTTACAGATTGCAGAGGTTATTTATCTGATGCAGTGCGAAGGCATTGACGGCTCCAAAATCGTACAGATGGAGGAGAATATCGCAAGAGCCGTTCATCTGCGCTGGAAGGACTACGACATTGCAGGAGAGTATCATTGGTAAAGGGGGAAAAATTCATGGGATTAAATTTGAATTATACAGCAGATGTGCTTGTCAGTACAGAAGATATGCAGGAAGAAACATGGCTGCAATACCGCAGAAATGGAATCGGCGCAGCTGCCGTTATCGGTCTTTCGCCGTATAAAACAGCGAGAGATGTATACTTTGAAAAGCTTGGCAGAGAGCCGGAGGATAATAATACGTCCGGATGGGTAGCTATGGAGGTCGGTAAACGACTGGAGGATTTAGTAGCTGCTATTTTTGCGAAGAAAACAGGTTTTCGTATCTGGCAGGAGAAGGTGATGTACCGACATCCGTTATTCCCGTTTATGCTGGCGGACGTAGACTACTTTTTTGAAACGTCCGATGGTACGGTTGGTATTTTAGAGTGTAAGACGGCTAATATCCATACAAAGGAGAAATGGGAGAATGATGCTGTTCCGTATCATTATGAGGTACAGTGCAGACATTACATGGCTATAAAGAATCTGGATACTGCTTATTGCGCGTGTTTATTCGGGAACTCGGAAAATGATTTTGTCTTTCGCAGAATTGACAGAGATTTAGATTTTGAGGAAAATCTGATTTTACAGGAGGAATCTTTTTGGACGGAGTATGTGGAACCCAGAATTGAGCCTGCCTTAAGTGGCGACGGAGATCTGGTATTAGCAAGCTTAAAACGCTACCAGATGCAAAGAAACAATCCTGATGAGGTTTTGATTGAGAGTGATTATGGAGAAGCGTTAGAGCTGATTTATCGTATGAAAAGTGAAAAGGCTGCGATTGACAGTAATTCCAGAAAGCTGGAGCAGAAAATCAAAACGGCGTATGCGAAATTTGCGGAAATGCTTGGAAATGCAACAAAAGGATTATGTGTTGCCGCGGATGGCAGTGAATATCATATCAGCTATAAACCAACGCAGCGCACCGGCATTACCAAGGATAATCTGCAGAAAATGAAATTGAACGACAGCAAGCTTTATGAGAAATATGCGACAACGACAGAAAGCAGGGTATTTCAGGTAAAGAAGATTGTAAAATAAAGGGAGCTGATAAAACAGTGGAGCAAAAGGAAATGACTTGGAACAATCAGAATTGTGCAGAGAAAGGAGCAAAAATAACCTTACTTGCACTTTATGAGAAAACCATATATCAGAATGAAAAGAATGGATTTTGTATCTTTAGAATGACCAGCGAAGACACCGGGATACCGAAAGAGCTTGGGCATGGCAGAGATCACAAAATCCATTTTTCTGTAATCGGGTATTATCTGCCTGCAATCCGTAATAGTATGCTTGCCTTAACAGGTGCATGGGAGAACAGCAGATATGGTCTGCAATTTCATGTAGACAGCTATACCGAGGTATTACCAAAAACGAAAAGCGGCATTGCGGCGTATCTTTCCTCCGGCTTAATCAAAGGCATCGGGAAAGCAACGGCGGATTTAATTGTAGCGAGGTTTGGGACAGATGCACTGGATGTAATTGAGAAGGACCCCAAGCGTCTTCTGGAGATAAAGCGTATTTCCGAAAAGCGTTTGGAACAGATTCTGGATTCCTATGCAGGCAGTAAAAGTATGCAGGAGATTATGACGTTTCTGGGAGTCTATGGCGTAACGCTGAATAAAGCAAAGAAAATACAGGAGCATTTCGGGAGCCGCTCGGTAGATGTGATACAGCATTCGCCGTATTTGCTTTGCGAGATTTCTGGTTTTGGCTTTAAAACGGTGGATCAGATTGCGAGAAATATCAATTTTTTACCTGCGGATCCGCTGCGGTTGGAAAATGGGATACTTTTTATTCTGGAAGAAGCAAAAGACGGTGGGGATTTATTTCTTATGCAGGATATTCTGCTGGAACGGGCTTATGTATTGCTTTCTGAAGCTGTGCCGAAAGGCGAGGTAACAGAAACTATGATAAAAAATACGTTTTCGGATTTATGTGCTTACGGAAAGCTCTATGTAGATGGAGAACGGATTTATTTACCGCAGTTCTTCCATTTTGAGGAGCAGACAGCAAAAATAACAGCAAAGCTGTTAAGTGCGAAAAAGAGACATAGTGCAAAATTGGAGCAGCATCTGAAGGAAGTGCAGAAGGAAAATGGTGTTTTGCTTTCTGAGAAGCAGGCAGAGGCAGTTCGGATGTGTATGGAGAATCGTTTTTCTATCATTACAGGCGGACCGGGTACCGGGAAAACAACGGTACTGAAAAGTATCCTTGCAGTCTATCAACGGCTGCACCCGGGAAAAGATATCCTACTGGCAGCGCCTACAGGCAGAGCAGCCAGAAAAATGGCGGAGAGTACAGGTTTTCCATATGCGTCTACGCTGCATGCAGCCTTAAACCTTACTTCTGATACCGCTGATTATGAGGAGGTTATTATCCCCGCGGATTTTGTTGTAGTGGATGAAGCATCTATGGTTGATATGCGCTTGGCGTATTATCTGTTACATAGCTTAGGTACAGGAACAAAGGTGCTGTTCGTAGGGGATGCGAATCAGCTGCCGTCCGTAGGCGCAGGCAATGTACTGAATGAAATGATTGCAAGTGGGATTGTGCCTGTGACGGTTTTGGATATGGTATTCCGCCAGAAGAATACCAGCCGGATTCCGTTAAATGCACAAAGCATTCAGATGGGAGAAACCAAGCTGTTATACGGGGATGATTTTCAATTTCTGCCTGCGGAAAATGCAGCGGAAGCGGCTGAGATTATAAAATCCGAATTTCTGAAACAGACTTCGATTTACGGCGTAGAGCATACACAGGTTTTAACACCGTTCCGTGTGAAAAGTGATGCAGGCGCTGTAATGCTGAACCTTGCATTGCAGGATATGATCAATCCTTCGGTGAATAAGCGTCTGGAAATCAGTTCCGGGAATCGAACGATTCGATATCGGGATAAGGTAATGCAGACGAAGAATATGGAAACGGTCAGCAATGGGGATATTGGCTTTGTGTCTATGGTAGATAAGGATGCCGATTTTCCTGTAACCGTTACATTTTCTGATAACAGAATAAAAGAGTACAGCATGGACGAATTAGGTAGTATTGATTTAGCGTATGCAACAACAATTCATAAAAGCCAGGGGAGCGAATTTGACTGTGTTATTATCCCGGTGCTTTCCATGTTTTATGTAATGCTGCAAAGAGCCTTAATTTATACTGCAATTACCAGAGCAAAGAAAAAAGTGATTTTAGTGGGACAGAAGCGTGCATTATTTACCGCTGTGCATCGCAATGATACCATTCAGCGAAACACGATACTGTCAAAACGAATCAGGGATGTATTTGAAAAGATGAAACAAAAAGAACAAAAGGCGGTAAAACAAGAAGAAGCAGAGCAGCTGACACTTTAGGAAAGAGATGAGGGATTGGGTAAACTGATGACTCAGCTTTTTTATTATCAGGCAGAAAGGAGCAGAATTACAATGAACGAAGCAGTAGTAAACAATATGTCCATCATCAACGGGCTGAATAAGGTAGATGGCTTTGACCCTTCGGCTTTTTTAAGACGGCTGACAGGGGAGAATGGAGAGGAGCAGTTTTATTTAGATGTAAAGTATAGAAAACTCTGGTTTCGACTGATGCACCCGGAAGGGAAGATTACAAAGCGCATTATAAAGCTGGAGAATGAGTTTGCCATTATAGAAAGCAGGATATATCTGAATCGCAATGATGCAGAGGATACGTATATTTCCTGTGCATTTGCCCAGCGTTGGCGCAAAGAGGATGATGCCTACGGTCTGAAATATGTAGAGACCGCTGAAACGGCGGCTGTCGGCAGAGCATTGGCAGATGCAGGCTTTGGCATCCAGTTCTCCGAACCGGGAGAGGAACAGGACAGAAGCCTTGTGGATGCCCCGGTGACAATTCCGGACAACGGTTTATCGGAAGAAATGGTGCAGGATGAATCGGAGGAAGAAATTCCGGATGAAGTGCCGCAGTCAACCGAAAGGCAAAAGAAAGCATCGGAACAGAAGAAAACGGAGTGGGATGCATCTATGCCCGTAGAGGAACTGATGCAGAAAATGAGCTTGGAGGATGCCAAGAATTATCTGATTCCGATTGGTGCATATAAAGGGAAAACACTGGGTGAACTTTGCGTAGAAAAGCCCGGTGCAATCAACTGGTACGTCGAGTCTTATCACGGAAAAAATAATGTGCTCCGCGCAGGCGCAAAGCTGCTGCTTACGTCAGCTGAAAAATAGGAGGCGAATAGATGCGTGATTATCCATTTACCATTTTAGATGTTGCGGGGATATTAAACTTAAAGGTTCGCCGCCGACAGCCCACCAATATGGACGTGGATTGTCCTTTTTGCGGACATAAGAAAGGCAAAATGAACCTTAATTTTGCCAAGAATGTATTCCGTTGCAATTATTGCGGAGAAAGCGGTGGAATGATAGAACTTTACAGCAAGGTCTTTCAGATCAGCAATGCACAGGCATTTGCAGAAATCTGTGAGATTTTACATGATGGCAGAAAGGCGGATGCACTGCCAAAGCTGATATATACGCTTGATATGGAGCAGATGCCGAAAGCGGACTTGGAAACACGGCATCAGACCTATTCCATGCTGCTTTCACAGCTGATTCTATCAAAAGACCATCAGAAAAATCTTATGGAACGAGGTCTGGATGTAGAGCAGATTGTGAAATATGGCTATAAAAGCACGCCTGCTTTTGGCTTTCATAAAATCGTATCTGCGATTATGGCAAGAGAGTGTGTGCTGGAAGGTGTACCAGGGTTTTATACGAAAAAGAATAATACCTATGGCATTAACTTCAATAAGCACGCCTCCGGGATTCTGATTCCGATACGTTCTATGGACAGAAGGATAGAGGGATTCCAGATTCGCTTGGACCGACCGATAGAGGATAAAAAGTATATCTGGTTTTCTAGCTCCAACCAATTTCGTGGTACATCTGTAGGTGGGCCGGTGCATTTCATTGGTAATCCGGCGGATAAAACAGTTTATGTAACAGAAGGCGCATTAAAAGCTGATATTGCACACGCCTTCTGTAAGAAAACCTTTGTTGCGCTGGCAGGCGTAAGCCATTACAGAGCATTAGAACCGATTTTTGCACAGCTAAAGCGTAACGGCGTAGTGAATATCGTAGAAGCCTATGACATGGATAAGTACACAAACCCGCATGTGGAAAAAAGCTGTATGCAGATGATGGAAATGGCAAATGCGTATGAATTTTCCGTCCATCGGTTATGCTGGGATAAGAAATACAAAGGGATTGATGACTGGTTAGCATCGAGAAAGAAAAGGAATTAAGCAGGATTGGAGCCTGTGAATTTGCAGGTTCCAGATGAAGAAAATTAGTGATGAGATACTTAATACTATATACAGGATGATGTCTGTTCGTTAATGCATAAAAAAATTAAGAAAGTCGTTTTTTAGTAATTTCTGATTACTGGAAAACGACTTTTTTTATTTTGCGCAAAAAATTATGAATAAAGTTTGGTTTTTGAGAGCAGCTTTTGGCTTGTATTAAGTAGAAGGAAAGAATTTCATATAACAAAACTTCAATTAGAAGGAGGTGAACCAAATGAATTTACTTCCTTCTGAGGTTAGCCTGCAGATGCGCTTTGATGCCTTTTGTAAAAAGGTTATAACGTATACAAATTATAAACTGTTACGCGAAGGACAGAAAAGGCGAGAGCAGGGCTATGTATTTTCTGATTTTGAGGAAGGGGAGCTGGAACAATATTATTATACTTACGATACATATCCGGCATTGGCGTTAAAGATAGAACTGGAGCATATCAGGGTATTTATCGAAAATGAAATGCTGTATCAGGCATTGCTTTTACTGCCGAAGAAAAGATTGGAAATTATAATTCTTAGTTTTTTTGCGGATATGACGGATAAGGAGATTGGAAAAACCATCCTGATGCCGAAAAGCTCTGTGCAGTATAACCGAAATGTAGCGTTGCAGTATATCAGGAAGATGATGGAGGTGCATACAGAAGTAAATGAGAAACAGAAAAAACCAAAATGAACTTTTCGGCCAGAATGTAAGAAAAAGCATTTTTGGCAGCAAACAGAAACTAAAGACAAAAACGATACTTCTGGCTGTGTCGGGAGATACAGAAGCTTTGATGGAAGTGGTTGATACTTATCAGCCATACATAGAAAAGCTTTCTATGCGCGTTGTAATGGATGAGAATGGACATTGCAGAGAAATGGTAGATGAAACAGTGAAAAGAAGTCTGGAAGTTGGATTGATTGCAGCAATTATGAAATTTCATCCGTATATCTGAAAAAGCGCAGACACGATAAAAAAATTCGTTTCTTTTAGTAATATTGTACCTTGAAAATTGAATCATCAAATTCCGGAATTGGGCATATGAAAACCCGAAAGGGAAAGCCGTAGGGAGAGATTGCGCCATGACCATAGCAATATGCGAGCGAGAAACATCTGCTCCTTTATCCTGCTTATGGCAAAGATAGGATTGCGATGACCTTTCATATACCCAATCCACCGTCAGGAAGTGTAAGACTACTGATGTATGCATAATGAAAAGCAGACCTTCTGAGAATATCGACAAGAATGGAGAATAGATTGACGTTTTTTGGGGGGGGAGTGGTTTGTGCCGACATTCCGGAATGATTTATATAGCCGGACAGACAAAAATAAATCTTTTTTTTCATACGTTGAACAAAGGGGGGATAATTATGAAACAAGCAAAACCTATCGTTCATTGTATCTATACAGAATCCAATAAGCCCTTAACACAACTTTTGGATGAATATTTCAGAGCATATCTTTCATGTTCGCTTGAAATGACTAACAAAGCTATGTTACCATATTTAAAGTGACTGGTCGCTTATTTCAAGGAGGAATATGATGTATTTAGAAATAAGCAACCCCATGGATTATCATGTTGCATTGTATATTCGTTTATCAAAAGAAGATGAAAGCGAAGGACCGTCTGAAAGTGTTACAAATCAGAAATCGTTGCTGAATGAATTTGTGCAGCAGCATCGTTTATCTGTTTACGATACTTACATTGATGACGGTTGGAGCGGAACCAGTTTCAATCGACCCGCGTTTCAGCGTATGATTGGTGATATTGAAACAAAAAAGGTCAATATGGTCATCACAAAGGATTTATCACGCTTGGGGAGAGACTATATTATGACGGGGCATTATATGGAGCGGTATTTTCCGGAGAAAAGAGTCCGTTATATCTCCCTCCTGGATGGCATTGATACCGGCATAGAATCCACCGCAAATGATATTACACCCTTTCGTGCGATTATGAATGACATGTATGCAAAGGATATATCCAAAAAAATTAAAAGCGTAAAGCATGATAAACAGCAGAAGGGGCAGTTCATTGGCGGAAAACCTGTGTATGGCTATAAGATGCATCCGACTGAAAAAAATAAAATTGTAATTGATGAGGCGGTTGCACCTATCGTTCGCCGCATATTTGCAATGGCTCTGACCGGCATGAGCTGCCGCAGGATTGCAATGGTGCTGAATGAAGAAGGAATTCCGACACCTGCAACCTATTGCGGCTGGCAAAGGCGGCAAAAAGGCCCGTATAGCGGTCTCTGGTCCAGCGAGCGTATTTCGGATATGCTGAAGAACGAAACCTACATAGGAAATATGGTACAGGGTAAGTCGGTTAAAATCAGTTACAAGTCACAGAAATGCATCAAACAGGAACAAAGCAAATGGATTGTCGTTGAAAACACACATGAACCTCTTGTTGATAAAGAAACCTTCCATAAAGTAAGGCAATTATTAAACAGCAGAAAATATACCCGCAGCAGAAAATATGATTTCCTGTTAAAAGGGCTGATTTTCTGTCATGAATGTGGATATCCGCTTGCGGTCATCAACCGTAAGACGACAACAGGAGAGGACAGACTATTCTTTGTTTGCCGCACTTATCAGCGATTTACAAAAGCAGGGGTCTGTACCTGCCACTGCATAAAGGAACAGGTTGTTACAGACGCAGTGATTGAAAAGGTACGTGAAATCTGTCAGGCATATCTGCATCCGCATCGTTTGCAGACGATTGCCAAAGAAACGATACAAACGGATAAAAAGGAACTGAAGCAGGAATATGCCATACATGCAGTGCGTAATAAAATCAGCAATCTGACAAACAATCTGGATAAGATGTATATGGATCGCCTTAGTGGCTTACTTACGGAAACAGACTTTGAGCGGATGTATCAACGAATGAAAATAGAACGTACCGCTTTAGAAGAAAAATTAAAAGAGTTAGAGCGATTAAAGGAAAGTCCCATCAGTTCCGATACTTTGTCAAAAGAACTGGTGCAGCGTTTTTTACAATCTGCATATACCAGCAGAGAATTACTTGTCAGTTTAATTGAAAGAATTGAGTTAACCGAAACAAAACAGATTATTATTAAATTCCGCTTCCCCGAGCTGGAAGCGATTTCTTAAAGCACTTTATTTACAATAGATGTGGCGGTATACATAGGAACGGGAGATACCGAGCCGTCCGGCGATTTCCTGCTGTGTCAGTTCCTCCTGTCCCCACAGACCATAGCGAAAAATGACAACAATCTGCTCTCGTTTACTGAGACGTTCCTGTACTGCGTGCAGCATTTTTTCCGATTCGATGGCAAGATGCAGCTGTTCCGCAAAATCAGGTGTTTCGCTGTTGATGACATCCAGCATGACGATTTTGTTGCCGTCCCGATCGGTGCCAATCGGTTCATAAAGTGAAATATCGTTTTGAAATTTCTTGGAAAACCGCAGGGACATCAGGATTTCATTTGCTATTCTCCCCCCAATGCGTTTTTGATGCACTAAGGGGATTAGTTTTTCCCAGGCGGTCATCCTCCGTATCGTCATCTTCGTAGTCTACATCAGAAAATGCCACCAATTCCTCGTTTTCGTCCTCGTCGTCTGTATTATCAGAAGCAACAGAAGCGATTTCCGGGTATTCGATTTCATCGTCCTGCACACCAAACAGAACCACATGAGCGTTGACTCCGTCCCAGATAACCTTACGCACGATGGTGCGGATGGCTGCTCGTTTCTGCTCTATGGTCATTTCATCAATGCCATCCTTAAAGACAGTCAGCAGCTGACGCATCAAGTCAAACTCAATATCGCTGAGAGCATGCTGTGTGGTCAGACCCTCCAGCTCCTGAATACGTTTTTCAAGGGACTGGTATTCCTCGTTCAACTGCTCAATTCGTTTGGTTACATGCGCCTTGGCAGGGCTGTCACCCATATCTACAAGGGAGTCTACCAGAGAATTGATTTTCTTCTCTGTATCTGCCGTTTCCTTTCGCATATCATCCAATCGCTGTTCATAGTCCATGCGGTTGCCGGTATAAAATCTGCGGCTCTGTTCCAACTGTGCAATGAAAGTATCTCTGTCCTCTGCAAGCATTTTAATCTGCTCAATCACAGCCATATCCAATGTATTGCCATTTGCATTTTTACTGTTGCACACAGAACGCTGGCTGCGCTCCTTCATTTTGCAAACATAGGTGTAAATCACCTTTCCATCCGCAGTTTTTCGCTTGCTCATTTTCGGATACATACGCTCACCGCAGCTACAGAATAACAAGCCGGTCAAAAGCGCTTCGTTACTGCGTGGCTTTCTGAAAGATTTTGATTTATTGCGTTCCAAAGACTCTTGAATTTGTACCCATACTTTACCTAGAACCAGACCCGGATGCTTGCCAACGGATACAATCCATTCACTTGCAGGAAGGTACTTTGTAGCTCTGCCTTTCTCTTGATCGGTGCGGTTGTAAGCCATAATACCGTGCTTGTTGTCAAAGGCATCTTTCTCCGAGAACAGGTCTGTGTCATTCTGAATGAAGAAATTATAAGCATCTTCATCCGCAATCATATAAACCGGATTCTGTAAAATGGCTTTGATGGAAAAACGGGTAAAGTAATTGTTGTTCTTCGTCTTGATACCCTGTTTAATCAAAGCAGCTTCGGTTAAGGTCAGAGAATCCGTTTCTATATATAAGTCATAAATCATTCTGACAATATCAGCTTCTTCAGGAATCAGTTTCAGCTTGCAGGCTTTCTTAGACTTGCCATCAATGGTAATACTCTTGACTGCTTCGGAAGCATAGCCTGTAGGTGTTGTACCACCAAGCCAACGACCTGTCTTTGCCAGTTCGTGCATATTGTCACGAATACGTTCTGCAATGGTTTCACGCTCCAGCTGAGAGAAAACAGATGCGATATACATCATAGCTCGTCCCATAGGAGTGCTTGTATCGAACTGCTCTTTAATAGAAACAAAAGAAATATCAAGACGAGCCAGTTCTTCAATCAGGCTGGCAAAGTCACTGATGTTTCTGCTGATACGGTCAAGACGGTAAACTATGATAGCCTTAAACTTACGTTTCTTGGCTGCATCCATCATTATCTTAAAATCCGGACGATTCAGATTACCACCAGAAAAGCCCTCATCTTCATATACAGCAACTTTATCTACAGCGGTATCACCATAATGTACACGAACATATTCTTTGCATAGTTCTACCTGATTGCCGATACTTTCACCTTTTCCGGTAAATTTAGACTTACGGGAATAGATAGCTATGATGTCATCATTTTTCCGCATTTCATACCCTCCTTATCTTGATATGTGATGTGCCTTGTGGTATTATAACATAGCGTAGCAATAAAGTAAACAGATTGGAGGTATTTCTATGAAGTCAATCTTTGAAGAAATGGGCGGAACCTATACACTTGGCGAAGATGAAATGTATTATCCAGATTTGGAACTGCCGGTTGATGAAGAACCCCACTATGGAAAGTATGGTCGTATGCGTAAAGCCTACATAAAAGAGCATCGCCCTTGGCTGTACGCAGAGCTTTTGTTCGGAGGGAAACTGGTATCTCACTTAAATAGCATTGATGATACAGCTCATCAGAGAATGGAACTGCTGATCCAACAAATACAGGAGCAGCAAGGCGTAAATGAGGAATTAAAATCTCGTGATCAGATGGGTTGGGTAGGTGCTTGTAATAATATCCGCAATGCTGCGGAAGAAATCGTCTTAAATGAATTGATATATTGTTAAAAATGAAGGCCATCACGGTTCTCTATTTGAGAACCAGTGATGGTCTTTATCTTAATGCGAATTTAATGCCATAACCGGCACGCTAATGCCCATTTTATGGTTGAAATGCAATAATACAATTTAAGAAAACGAACATTGGAGGTGTTGAGATGGGAAAACTGGAACGTAAATTATCCTCCTCTCAGATGATTATTCTCGGTTTTGCCGCTGTCATATTGTTGGGTGCGCTGCTTCTGATGCTGCCGGTATCCAGTAAAGGTGGAGAGATTACACCGTTTCTGGATTGTCTGCTGACATCGACTTCGGCGGTTTGTGTGACCGGACTTGTGGTTTATGATACGGCGGCACATTGGACAGTGTTTGGGCAGGCAATCATTATTGTGTTAATTCAAATCGGCGGCATGGGCGTTATCACAGTAGCTGCTGCGATTACAATGGCAGCAGGAAAGAAAATCTCCTTGATGCAAAGAAGCACAATGCAGGATGCAATTTCCGCACCGCAGGTTGGCGGCATTGTCCGATTCACTGGTTTCATCTTGAAAGGCATCGTAATTATTGAGCTTTTGGGCGCAGCGATTATGGCTCCTGTGTTCATCGGGGATTACGGATTTGGCGAAGGTCTTTGGATGGCAGTATTTCACTCCATCTCAGCCTTCTGTAATGCCGGTTTTGACATTGTAAATGATGGTATTCTGTTTAATTCTTTGATGGGATATGCTGCAAATCCAATTATCAATCTGGCAATCATGCTACTGATTATCATCGGCGGACTTGGATTTTTGACTTGGAGAGATATTTGCACCAAC